ATGCGGCCGAAGAAATTTTTACAGATAAGAAAAGATTTGCAATTGATTTTACAGTTTTTCGAGATCAACAATCTTTAGAAGAATATGGAAAAAGTGGAAATAAATAAAACGATTAACAGATATTGGCGTGATTGGGCATCAATAGTTTATTTGTTTCTCTGTGTAGTAGACTTCTTCATTGCTCCTTTGATGTGGAACATAGGTATGACTTTGATGAGTGATGAAATACTAATGAACACTAGTAGATGGGAACCGCTTACGCTTGGTGCTGGAGCAATTTTCCACATCTCATTTGGGGCAATACTCAGTGCAACAGCTTGGAAGAAAAAAGAAGAACTGGAAGCTCATAATAATAGGAATGATTCTACTACTTAGTAGTTTTGAAGTAGTGGGTGAAGAAGGGAATAGAACTACTTCACCAGTATCATTAGAATCACTCATTAAAATGGGAGAATATTCTAAACTGATTTATACAGATAAGGGGGTATTTGCTAAAGGTGAAGTGTCACCAGATGATCCAGAATTTTATGGCTTGAATAAGATGATTGAGAAGCAATACGGAGTCAAGAAAAATGAATTTTCGTATTATGTAATACAAGAACAGGGAACCACAATTCTGATTTTTAGAGGAACAACAAATACTAAAAATATTTGGACAGCTATAGATGTAAGAACATTTTATGATAGAAGATTAGATGTTAATTTACATAAAGGATTTAGAGATGCGGCTGCTTTACTGCTTGAAGATATTCATGAAAATTATGAATTAGATCATACAGTATATTTGACAGGACATTCTTTGGGTGGTGCAATAGCACAAATCATAGGGATGTGGATAGATTCGTGGAAGGACGAAAACGGAGTAAAAAAATACAATGTTGAAATTTTTACTTTCGGAGCACCAAAAGTTACTACAAAATTTCTTTTTAATGAACCCAAACATTGGAGAGTGGCTATTGGGAGTGATCCTATCCCCTTTATGCCTAGTCTCCCTTATGTTCATTCAGGAATACATATAGACCCTGAAACATTAGATTGGAACGAAACACATCACGAAGATAGTTTGTGGTCAATTGATAGTTCAGATCATTCGATTAAAGATTATCTAGATATATTATATGATCATTCAGAATGTGATGCTAAATGTCGAGGGTCACAACCAATAAGAGAATGACTATATGAAGATTATACTACACATATTAATAATATTACTTCTCAATAGTTGTGCAAAAAACGTAGCAGACAAAAATAATGATTTGGGTAGTGGTGATAAGTCAAATTTACCAGTTGCATTAACCGCCCTCATTGAACACGCAGAGTATTGTAAAGCAATTTATGATATTGGTGGTGATCAAAAAGATGAGGTTGCGTTTGAAGTAATACAAGATAGTGGAATATCAATAATTGTTATTAGGGGTACGGCCAATGAGGCAAATGTACTATCAGATATTGATGTAAGATTGGTAGATGATGCACGTACAGGAATCAAACTCCATAAAGGATTTCGCGATGCGGCTATAACTATTATGCAAATTATAGATACTTCAACCACGACAGGAAGAACCATTGTTCAAGGACAGACACTTAAATATCCTCTTGAACAAACAGTACACGTTACAGGACACAGTTTAGGTGGAGCCGTTGCACAAATAATAGGAATGTGGCTTCACAAGAGAGGTAAGAATGTTCAAGTTTTCTCTTACGGAAGCCCAAAAGTCTCTTCTCAAGTTTTGTCTAGTGGACAACCCTCTCATTGGAGGGTGGTTCGCCTTAGCGATCCTATCCCTATGTCTCCTCCTTGGCCTTATCGTCACACAGGACTTTTTATAGATAGTCAAGATTTGGATTGGGGTCCAGACAACGATAATCAATTAATTTCACAAACAGATGGTTTAGACCATTCAATTTTAAAATATGTAACAACATTAAAGGAACAATTATAACATGGCAAATGATGTAAAAGTATTGAAACTAACTACTGGTGAAGAATTAATATCAAGAATGGAAGAAAGCGACGATGGATTTTTGATTTTAGAAAAACCTATGTCTCTCCAACAAATGGGATCAAACTCTGCTGGTCATATGGGAGTCGGTTTAGTGCCTTGGAGCATATCTGGAAAAACAGATAAAATTACACTAGACAATAAACACGTTATGGTAATTTTAGAACCAAAAAGAGAAATGGAAACAAATTATCTTTCATCAATAACTGGATTAAAATTATGAGGTATCAAGTTACAATTGGTGATAAACCTTATTTTAGAACGAATGATAAACAACAAGCTTTAGCAGCAGTTGCTAAAGTTTGTAATAAAGGTCATGAGAATGTTTTTCTTCATGGTGGTAGAATAGGAAAATGGTGGAGTGAATAATTATGCCAATATACGAATATAAATGTGACGTATGTGATGAGATAACCGAAGAGTTTGATAAAATCACATCAACAATCAAAACAATAAAATGTTCTCTTTGCGAACAACCAGCTACTAGAATAATGAGTTTGGGTAGTTTCCATCTCAAAGGTGGTGGTTGGTACAAAGATGGTTATGGTGATAAAAAATCAATGTCTAAAGAGGAAAAGATTGAAAGATCCACAGTCAAAACCGAAAGTACCAATACTAAAACAGGGAAAAAGACAACTCTCTCCGAAAAACCTCTCGACAAAAAAGCACCCGAAGCCAGATCGATTGCCGATAGTTAATTTTTACACACAACATGAACAAGAAATTACAACAATACTTGAAAAAGAATAATTATGAAATACGATGGGTTTGATTTAGAAACAGAAATTCAAAATGTTTGGCAGACAAAGGATGATTTGGATGCTATAGCAGAAAGACATTATGATGATCCAGATGGTCCAATGACAGATGATGAACTTTCAAATGTTCTAATTGGTCTGAGTGAATTGCACGAAACAAGAATGAAAAAATTATGGAAAGTTTTTGAGACTATGACAAGAGAACAGTGTTTTGCTGATAACGATAAAATCCCCCCAAAAGAATCCCACAATCAAGATTGACTTGACTTTTCTTCTCTTTATTGTTATTATAATACTATAATTAAATAACTTTATAAGAGAAAGTCATGAGAACACGAAAAAGTTTATTGAACGAAATGCTTTGTTTATCAGAAGTTCGCGGAGAACTTGATGTTTTGAGTAATGCCGAAATTGAAGGTAGATTGAAAGAAATTGATACTGAAATAAAAAATTTGAAAAAAGGAAGAAAATAATGATATTAATTGATCTGAGTCAAATACTTTTTGCATCGGCATCGATGTCTATGAAAAATGGTAAAGCTGATATAAACATTGTTCGGCACATGACATTGAATAGTTTGAAAAAGTACCGAAAAGAACATTTTGATGAATACGGAGAATTGGTTATTTGCTGTGATGGTAAACACTCTTGGAGAAGAGAGGTTTTTCCACAATACAAAGCAATGAGAAAATCTGGAAGAGAAGCTTCATCTGTAGATTGGAGAGCAGTTTTTGAAATGTTCAATCAACTCAAAGAAGAAATTAAAGTAAACTTTCCTTATCGTGTAATTCATGTCGATACTGCTGAAGCAGATGATATCATAGGAACATTAGTTTTACGCAAAAGAAAAGAGGGTGAAAAAACACTGATTGTTTCCAGTGACAAAGACTTTATACAACTACAAATGAACGACAACGTGTTCCAATACTCTCCTGCTACAAAGAAATTTCTGAATGGTGTTGACCCACAAGAATATCTAAAAGAACATATTTTGAGAGGTGACAAAGGAGATGGAATCCCAAACGTGTTATCATCGGATAACGTTATTGTTGATAAAATAAGACAAACACCCATCACCAAGAAAAATCTTGAAGTTTGGATGAATGGTTCTTTACCGAAAGAACACTCTCATAGATTTGAAAGAAATCAAGAACTTATCGATTTAAGACACACTCCGAATCACTTGATGTGTGAAATTATCGAACAATATGAAGAAGAACCAATCGGTAATCGGAATAAACTTCCTACTTATTTCACAGAAAACAAGCTTGAAGTTTTATCAAATCACATCGGGGATTTTTAGTCCATATGCACATATTATAAATATTAATATGAAAACATTCTCTCAATATCTCAATTTGCAGGAAAAGCTCATCCTTTATAATCAAGGAAAAAATTATGGTCAAATAGTTTTTTTAGCAGGCGGGGCAGGGAGTGGAAAAGGATTTACAATTTCCAACTTTATGGAAAAAGAGAAATTTAAAATTCGTGATGTTGATGAGTGGAAAAAATCACTGATGAAATTGGCTGACGTTCAAGGTAAGTTTCCAGAAATAAAGGGATTGAATCTAAAAAATCCAAAAGATGTTTATAAAATCCACCAGTTTGTCAAAAAAGCAGGAATCAAGGATAAGACACTTGACCTTCTGCTTAGAGATGTTAATTCTGATAGATTACCGAATATCATGTTTGACATCACCATGAAAGATGCAAGTGACATTTCAACAATAATTCCGAAATTAGAACAAGTAGGATATGACTCTAAAAACATTCATCTTACATGGGTATTGACAAACTATGCTGTAGCAATTGTCAATAATCGTAATAGAGACAGAGTTGTTCCAGAAGATATTATGTTGATGTCTCACGAAGGTGCTGCAAAGAATATGTATGATGTAATCAAGGGAAAACTTCCAAGAGGTCTAAATGGAGGTGTTCGTGTTGTTCTGAATAATCGAGAAAATACCATTCCTTATGTCGATCCTGAGACAAAGAAAGAGGTAAGAACCAAAACTGGTAATATGATTGTCACAGATTTTACCTACCTGACCTTCAAAAAAGAAGGTAAATCGTTTGCTCCCGAAGCAGATGTGAAGAAAGAAGTTCTAGGATGGATTTCTTCTAATGTTCCCAAAACAAAACTCACCAAAGATTTTTCCAACCAAGAGTAAGAAAAGACTTGACAAACGTTTCGTTTTTCTGTATAATAGTACATGAAGAGTGAGGAAAGGAAAAAAATGTCAAAATCATTAAAGATTCTAAGAAAAGAAATTATGAAGAAGTATTCGGGGAAGCTTACTGGATATGAGCATCTTGACGATGGAACAGGAGACTACTCAAAATTTTCTTCTGAAATGGAAGATGGAACAGATGAATTGGTATCAAATTACAAAAATGTTACTCCAG